TGTTTTCCTATAAATAAAAATTCGTAAATCTATTTATATCGAAAAATGGCATATTCTGGTAGATACAAAGTAAAGAACATTTCAAAGTACAGTGGAGACCCTGATAAGGTAACTTATCGATCATCATGGGAGAAAGCTTGCTTTGTTTGGTGTGATTCAAATCCAAACGTAAAGAGTTGGTCTTCTGAAGAAGTTGTTATACCATACAAATGGGACATCGACAAAAAGTTACACAGATACTTTGTTGATCTTAAGATTACGTTTAATGATGGAAAAACAATCTTAGTTGAAATTAAGCCTGACAAAGAAACAGCTCCACCAAAAAGACCTGATAAATCAAAGCGATATATCGGTGAAGCAATGACATATGTAAAAAATATGAATAAGTGGGAAGCAGCGAATGAATATGCAAAGGACAGAGGTTGGCAGTTTCAGATATGGACAGAAGAAACTTTGTACAGTATGAAGATTCTTAAGAAGCTGAAGCCGTTAAAACCATTGAAACCTTATCGCAAAAAACGTAAGAGATAACATATAAATAATGATATGAGTAATCTATTTCAAAAAGTATCGCAACAGGCTTTTCGTGCGGGTATTAATCCTCGTAGCGATGAATCTCGTCAATGGTTTCGCACTAAATTACAAGACATGAGACGTATCAATCGCAGAGAACTGATGCAACAAGATGAAATAAAACTTGTAAACAAATCTCAGCCTCTTATCGGCTCTATGAATATGTTTTTTTATGACGCAAAACATAAAGAAACATTACCATACTACGATCAGTTCCCTCTTAGTATTATAGTCAAAGGCGCGCCTGGTGGATTTATGGGTTTGAATCTACATTACCTACCACCTGTATTGCGCGCAAAAATGCTCGATGGGTTGATGGAAACTGTAAACAATAAAAGATACGATGAGTCAACTCGTTTCCAAATCACTTATAAAATGCTTCAAGCTACGGCTCGTTTAAAATTTTATAAGCCTTGTTTAAAACACTATTTGTTTTCTCAGATAAAATCAAGGCTCGCTCGTGTTGAAGCTCCTGAATGGGAGATTGCTACATTCTTACCGACAGCGGACTGGTCAGGCTCATCGTCAAGTAAAGTTTATCAAGATTCAAGGAAGATAATTTAATGGCTACTATTGATCAACTTAAAGGTCTCGTTTCTTCTAAACTTGGTGTTGCAAGATCAAATCAATTCCTTGTTGAACTGCCTTCTGACTTTGCCAGCGGCGGATTACTTTCTACATTAACTTCTTTACTTACCTCTGGTACTTTAGGTGGCGGTGATCTTAATCTTTTGTGTAATTCAGTAACATTACCAGGAAAACAGGTTCTTACAAACGACAGACGCGTAGGTTTAGAGTACCAAAAAGTGGCATATGGATATGCTGTACAAGACGTGACTATGACATTTTATGCACTGAATGATTATGGTGTTAAGAAGTATTTTGATAGTTGGTATTCGAATACTGTGTTCGATGACTTTCAACTTGCACCATATAAAGATAATTATGTGCGAGACATAAAGATACATCAATTGCGTAAGCCACTCATAAACAAAGATTTTAACATAGGTCCAGTCAGTTTAGATATTGGTATTGGTCAAGGCACGCCGTATTCAGTACAACTGATGGATGCATTTCCGACTACAGTAAATGCAATTGAGTTAAACAATGAACTTGACGGCCTTGTGCAGATTCAAGTTGATATTTCATACACTAATTGGAAAGCCGTAGATGATACTCAAGGCTTCTTCAAAGTTTCCGCTGGTTTAAGTGGAGCGCTTGGTGGTATTTTATAAGGAGTAAATAATGGCTCTGCCAGTATTGAATGAAAGTCCTGTATACGAGTTAAAGCAACCGTCTACAGGCGAAATAAAAAGATTCAGACCGTTTCTTGTAAGGGAACAGAAGAATCTTCTTATTGCGAATGAATCACAAGATCCAAGGCAGATGATGAATGCGATATTGAATTCAATTCAAAACTGCGTGGAAGATGTGGATATTACTCGTGTATCTACTACAGATGCAGATTATATGTTTACAATGATTCGTTCAAAATCCGTAGGAGAATCTACTTCTGTAGTTTACAAGTGTAAAGAGTGTGGTCATTCAAACAAAGTCGAAATTGATTTAACTAAAGTAGAAGTTAACGGTGAAAAACAGTCTAACACTATCAAGTTGACAGATCAAGTATCAATAAGAATGAAACATCCAACATATATGGATATGATACAAAATTCAGCGCTTGATAATCCGGACAAATATGTAGAAACTACGCTTTCAACAATAACTGCATGTATCGACGCTGTATTAACGGAAGAAGAACAGATATCATTAAAGGACGAAACAAAAGAAAGCATTGAAAATTTTATTAACTCATTGACAACACAACAATTTGAAAAGGTCATGAAATATATCAACAGCATACCTACTATGAAATATACATCAAAATTTGAGTGTGAATCCTGTCATGCGGATAATAACTTTACATTGGAGGGTATGCAAGATTTTTTTTCATAAACCTCTCTCATGAGAATCTGGAAAATTATTTTGAAACAAATTTTGCTTTAATGCAGCATTTTAATTATACACTTTCAGATTTAGATAGTATGATGCCGTGGGAGAGAGAGGTTTACGTAGCCTTGCTAATGAACTATTTAAAGGAACAGGAACTTGAGCAGTCTCGCAGAAGTTAGTAATTTATTAGTAGAACAAAACACTTTGTTGGCTACCCAGGCAGACGCGGTGATGAACACTGATAAGCAGATCAAAAAGCTTACAGGTTATTTCACAGGCTTAGATGCAGAGGAGAGGCAACGTGAAGGTACAGCCTCACCTGTTATTGACGCGCCTTCTGCGCCTGGTATTACAGAGGGAAGTTCAACCGGCGGAAGTTTGTTTTCAGGACTAGCACTTACACCAGGACTTCTTCTTGGACTTGCAAAATCTTTTGGAATAAGGTTATTAAAAGGTGGATTAATTGTAGCACTTGCAGATAATATCGGTAAAGCAATTGCTGAATTTCTCGGTGCAGAGGAATTTCAAGGTGAAATTACAAGAGCGCTTACGTTTGCTGGTATTGGTTCTATATTTGGCGCAAAATTTGCTCTTTTAGGAGCCGCTTTTGGCGCTATTCTTGATCAAGACACTTTAGATAAAATTACTCCTATTATTTCAGACATATCAGACAAAATAAAACAACTTGCTGAAGATTATCTTCCTTCAATTGAAACACTTCAAACTGGATTAATCACAGGTTTAGAAGGCCTCCGCAACCTGCTTACAGGTAATTTTGCTGACATATGGCAAGAAGGTCAAGTTACTGAAACTTTGTTACTTCTTGGAGGACTCGCAACCGTAATCCTAGGACCAAGGAACGCTTTAGGAGCGGCAATTTCAGCTGCAAGTTTTGCATGGGCTCCAGTAAGAGGTATATTTAATAAAATAGCTGGACTTGGTAATACGATAGCCGCTAGCGGTGGAGCCATGACTGGAATGACGCGCGCGCAGCAGATGGCGGCTATTCCCGATGCAGATCTCGCAAGACAAGGTTACACTCGTCAAAGAGATGGACTTATAGTAGATAAAAAAACCAAAACTCCAATATCAAATCAACAATTGTCTCAGTTGAATAGAACAGGACCATTAGCTAAACTTACAAGATTAGTTCCAATGATGACGGCATTTTTAACTGGACCAGTGGGTGCTGCGATCTTAGGTGTAGGAGCGATTAGTGCTTTAGGATATTTTGCAATTGATGCATTTATGGAAACTGAGACATATAAAAATCTGAAAAAGAAATCAGATGACATAGGAAAAGCCATTGATTCTGGAATGACAGGCCAAGGTTCAATGTCTTTAGAAGAAACTTCTATGTATGATACATCACCTTTAAATCGTGTCGCCGCTGATTCACAGATGCAAATCGACTATAATGCATCAGTAAGAGCTAATAGAGCAGCAAAGGAAATTGAGAGATTCGGAAGAAGAGAACGACAAGTAAATGCTGTAGTAAATGCACCACAAACAAACAGTTCTTCAAGTTCATCTGTGGTGCAAAATAATTCAATTATGAATTCAGGTACTATTGATCCAAGTGATCAGATAAATCCACACACTCATTAATCTTCATTAGCGAGTTTAGCAAAGTATGACATTGTATCGTCATCGTCTTGCTTATTCATTTCTTCCGCTGTAACAGGTGCTTGTGCCGGTTCAGGCATTGGAGCTGGATCGTTGACAGCGTTCATTTGAACTACAGTTGGCGCTCCCATATCGACTTCTTCGCCAAGAACTCTCATCAACTTTGCTTTGAGTTCGTCGTATGACTTGTAGTTCTTTGGGTCTGTATACTCACTGAGGTTATGTAGTTGGTTATAGACTGTTT